TATGATTCTGTTACAGATAAGTATACTGTAAAACTAGATAGAATGACATCTGGTGCAGCAACTAATGTTACTCTTAGGTTTAGACATGGAACATTTCCAACTTCATTAAGTTATAATGATTCTAGTAAAAATCCTCTAGAGGATTCTTTTAGACCACATACACATGATAGTTTTGAGATTGCTCAGACTGGTGGATCAATAACAGATGGTACTAAAGTAATGACAGCTCATACTGCTTCAGATGGTAATGCTAATGCATTACAAGCAGAAAGTTTAGAAAATGCACTAAATATTGTGTGTGATACAGCACAACCAAATTGTACAATTACGTTCATAATTAAAGCATACTAATGGCAACATTCTACAACAAAGAAAGAGCTAAGTATGGTCATTTGACAGGACAGGTAATAATCTGGCCAGTAGAATATGAAGGAACTCCAGACCAAGGCTCAAATCCAACAAATATACCAGCAGGGTATTTAAAATGTGATGGCACTAAATATTTTGCTAATGATTATCCGCAACTTGCTTCTATTTTAGGTACAGGTGAAAATACTAAATTCATTAGACAAAATGTTGATGGAACTAATTTTGATACTGTTTTAGATGGTCAATTTATGGTTCCAGATTTTAGTTCTAAGTATCCAGAACCAACTACAGGTGCTAATGCTGGACTTTATAATAATTGTAGAGTAATTGATAAGCAAGATAATGAGAAAAGTAGATCTGGTATTGGTATTGAAGCAATATCACAGGTTGGAACTAATAACATACCCATAACATATAGAGGAACTATATCTGTACCTGCACAGGAAATTGCAATTACAGGAAAACCAGGATACACATATGCTGGTACTACTCATCGTACTGAATCAACATCAATTGATGAGGATATGATTCATCCACATATGCACCGTCATAATGGAGTAAGAGCAAGAAATATGACAGTTTCTGCATCTGCTGTTGCTGGAGCAACTCCTACAGAAACTAATAATACTGCTTTTGCTGAAGGTAGAACTGGACTCCAGAATGCATCAACGATTAAAATTGAGGACTGGTTGAACAACACATTACATACTATGGGTGCTGGTATTTCTGCTACTAATCCTGCTGGTAGTGGTCAAGAACCATGTAGAGCATTAAAATATTGGAATCCTAATGCTGGTTATGCTGGTGGTTCATTTGAGCACCAAGCAAAAGCAGTTACTTTTAGTACTGGTGGTATCAATATTGTTAGAACAGAAACTATCTATTCTAATGGATGTATTGAAGGAGGTAGTCTTAGAACTGATAGATTTCCTAGTAATACTGGAGCTTCTGGTGCAACAAATGATCATTATGCAACTGATGATATGTTTTATGGTTGTATTTTAAAAGAAAATACTTTATTTGAAAATGATAAATTATATGGTTCTGCTGATGGTAATGAAACATCTGTTCATGCTGACCTTGTTTCTATTGTTGGTGTCTGTATAACTAACAATCCACAAGAGAGCAATGGTGGACCTGGTTCTAGTATAACTCAACCAAAAACTTATTATTCTGGTGCTCCTGGAGTTCCTACAGATTTTAATGGAGCTACTGGTGTTAGTTTGCATGACGTTGTTCCTTTTCAGAGTAATGATCTTGCTGAACCAGGCAGAGCATTTACAGCAATAGAGCATGTTGTGACTGAAACTAATCCATTAACTCAACTCGCAGGTGATCCTACTATACATAATCATAGAGTAAGACTAGAAGATGAAGTTAGTGGATATGGTCGTCATGATTATAAAGTGAAGACCAGAGCTCTTGCAGTTGATCCAGAAAATTTGAAAACAACAATGTCAATAGGTGAGAGTGCATCTGCATCTATTGATTCTGCTACTGCACCTTTTATTATAATGGAATATCTAATCAAAGTTTGATGAATTATGGTAACATCATTTCAAAAATATAGAAATACAAGAAAAGGTTATTTAACTGATTGTTTGCATGACACAACACCAATAGGATCTATTGTTCCTAATTTTAAAGCTGGTGAGAATTCTCATGATCATAATTTTATTAATAATAATTTAAATAGTCATAAGCATGGAGAGACAACTGGGGATGCTTATGTAAATGGTGATGATCCTGCATATACACATGATGGATATCTATATTGTGATGGTACGGAATATAATATAAGTGATTTTCCAGCATTGTATGAAATTATTGGTAATGATTATGGTGGTACTCCTAGTATAGGAATAGATATTACTAACGGTGGAACTGGATATGATAATGATTCTGTTCTAGTGATAGATGCACCACCTACAGGTGGTAGTCAGATAGAAGCATCTATACAAAATACAACAGGAGGAGTAATTGATAAAATATTACTTACTAATATTGGTAGTGGATATACTTCTGCACCTACAGTTCAAGTTAAAGGTGGAAAGGTAGCTACTTATACACATAATGCTGCAAGTAATGTTAATAGAACACAAGGAGTTTATACAGTAGAACCAGCAGGGGGAACTGGTAGTGGAGTAAAGTTTAAAGTTACTGTTACTTCTACTGGAGCAACATCATTTGAACTGCTTAATCCTGGACATAGTTATACTGCCAATGATAGCATACCTATTCTAGATTCAGATCTTGGAGGTGGCGGTGCTCCTAATGTCACAACAACTGTTACTTCTATTACTGGTGCAACAGGAACTGGTGCTACCTTTGTTGTTAGACTTAATTCTACTGGATCAGTACAACCAATTAGTAAAGCTAATGTAATTGAGAATTGGGGTGATCCAAATATGGGTACATTTAAAGTACCTGATACTGTTGCCCGTAAGATAGTTGGTAATGGTCCTGTATTTGGTCCTAATTCTCCTAATATTGGTAACTCTCAACTTGGAGTTGGTAATACAGGTGGTGGATGGTATCTTAATAAAACATTACAGGATGATTACTTTTCATTGGGTAGAATAGTTACTACTGATTATGATAAAGTAGTTGAGTTTACTTCATGTGATCTTATTGGATCTCATACCATTGAACTTACCATAGATGAAACAGATTTAGATGGTCCTCCTGCTCATGACCATGACATTTATTCAACTATACCGACTGATGATGAACGAACTGCTGATACCAGTGGTGATAGATATTTGGTTGGATATAGACCTACTAATGCTAAGGTAAGTGGTTGGAGACCAACTGGTGATGAGATAAAATTAACCCATACTCATGGTTTATTAAGAAGACCATTAAGTAGTCCTACAGTAGCAACTTATGATGTTCTTGATTATAGAGGTGGTGCTTCTGGTATTGGAACTTTACAAGATCCATTAACTACAGATGGAGGAACAATAACAGATCCTGCTGAGTTAAAATATCTTGCTTCAGGTGGTGCTGGTGCTGGTAGTTATCAATGGGTAGCAGCAATACCACCATCTTTACATTATACTATAGTAACTGGTGATAAAATAGGTGGTAGAAAAGAAGCTACTGGATCACAACCAATTGTTACGTGGTCAACTTTAGCAGAGAGAAGTACTCCAGGTACTATAACAACTAACTTACCTTCTGGTACTATTAATGAGTTTAGATTTACAATGCATGGAGCAGCTGGATCTGGTGCTGCTGGAGAGTTTGATGGTAATGATGGTCAAAACACATCATTTTATTTTGATAGTGGATCAACAGTTAAAGTAGTTGCTAATGGTGGTAAGGGAGGTGAAAAAGCAACACAATCTACTGGTGGTGATGGAGGTGATGCTGGTACTGTAAGTAGTCAAGGATCTTACAGTATAACTGGCGGTACTGCTTTTCCTGGTGGAGATGGTTCAGGTGGAAGACAATGGCTTTCTCAAGTGGCTAATAATCCACAATCAGGTGGTACTGCTGGTATAGCTGTTTATAATAGTGGTTCTTCTGCAAGTGCTGGTATAAATGTGCAGGTTGGTAGTACAAGTGGACCTCAAACATTTACACCTAATGCTTCAACTGGTGTATTTGATTTTAGTACTGTAATAAATCCAACAGAAGTATCATTTACAATACATGGTGGTAAAGGTGGTAATTCATCTGGTTCTGCTGGAACTGCTTATGGACATAATGGTGCTACTCTTAATGTACTTCTTGATGAAGGACAATTAGCTAATTTTACTGCTGCTACATGGAAAGTAAGACCTGGTGGTAGTGCTAATTATCAAGCTGGTGGGTCTTCTCCATTGGGAACTAGTTCACAAAATGGTGGTACTGGTGGTCAAGGTAAGGGTAATCCACTTTCACATGGTGGAGGTGGAGGATCTTCAACTTTATTATTGCGTAATAATGATCTTGTAGCTGGTGCTGGAGGTGGTGGTGGTGCTGGTGCATATGGATATGATGGTGGTATAGGACAAAATGGATTAGCACCACCAGTAGGAATAGGTGGTTTTAGTTCTATTGATTCAGGACAAGGTGGATCTGGTGGTCGTGCCGAATGTGTTGGTGGTGGCGGTGGCGGCGGTGGTGCAGGTGCTGTAGGTAATGGACAAACATTCCCACCTGCAAATGAGACTAATGGTGGTGGTATTGGTGGTATTGGTGGTGGACCTGGTGGAACAGGAGATCATCAGGGTGGAGCTGCTGGTAAAACAGGGTGTTCATCATGGGATGATGATTATTTTATAAGTGGTACTGCTAACTATAGTGAATCTCAAGTTGGATATGGTAGTGCTACTGTTGAATATAATCAAAGCTACTGGACTGGTGGTGGAGGCGGTGGTGGTGCTGGTGGAGTAGTCTTCAATGCTAGTGTTAGTTATATAAATGCAGGTAATCCATCATCATTTACTACAGTGATTGGACAAGGTGGTGCTGCATCAAATAGTCCTAATGCATCAAACACTCAAGGAAATAGTAATGCTGGTGGAAATGGATATGTTAAATTAGAAGCTGGAATTATTACTGGGTATACAAATCCAACAGTAACAATATCTAATGGATTGATTATTGATTCTGCATCAAAAGATGATGATGAATTTGATGTCATGTTAATGAATGATGGTACAGGTGTTGGTGATGGAGCAGGAGATTTTAAACTTCCAATAACACAAGCACCAAGAGTTGTCTTTAGAGGTGGTGGTTTACCTGATGGATCTGCTAACCATGCTCAAGCAACTGTTACTATTGGTAATGGTAAGATTACTGGTATTAATTTAGTTAATGGTGGTACTGGTTATACAGAAGCACCAGTTGTTCACATTATTGATGGTTGTTGTGGAGGTTCTATAGGTACAGCAACAATCAATGCAAATTCTGGAGCAGTAATTGGTCTTACTGTAAACTCTAATGATACAATTAAATACACTAGATTTGTTAAATTTGGTAATCCCACTATAGGTGCTGCTTCAGGAGCAAATGGCATAGGACGTTGGATAGTTCTTAAGCCACGTGATACTACAAATGTAGATATATTTTCAATTGTAGCAACAAGAGGAAATACTAAGAATGGTGGTAATAATTCACTAACTGTGTTGGATGCATATTATCAGAAGACTGGTCAGACTAATTGGAATTTGATTGGGTCTATTATTTCACCAACAACAGCAAGAACAACTGATCCTTTATCTAATTGTGATAGGACAGAGGCTAATCGTCTTATTCCATCAGTTGATACTAGTACAGCTAGTGGTAATTATGATGGTGATAGTGGTGCTACTAAATGGTATACTCATAGTATTGAACTTCCAGCAGATGCTAGAGGAATTGATACTAAGATAATGTTAAAACAACCATTACCTAGTCCTAACAGTTCTAATACTACAGCACAGGATAAGAGTCACTTTGGTATTGCTGAGTTTATTTACTGGAAACCAAAGACTCAAACACTTGAGTTTGTTCAGAGTGCAGGTGAAATAAGTAAACCTGCTGTTGATTCTTTGAAATATACAATTGAAGGAAACACAACATCAGCTGCAACATATAGTTCTGGTATTAGTCCTTCTCAGGCTACGGTTACATTAAAGAGTACTACTAAGGTAGAACCACAAGCACAAATTGATCCTGATAAGAATATACCTCTTGTTCATACATATAGAACAGCGAAGTACTTGATCAAATCATTCTAAATATAAAAGGAGATATTAAAAGAACATGGCTAATGCAGAACTAGTTGATATCCAATTAGATGTAATCAATCAGGTTATTGAATACAAGGGTAGTGAAAAGGTAATTCCCGAAAACTATTGGAAAGACACACTTGCTCCTTATTTGTATCCTTTATGGGATAGTGATAAGGATAAGCTAGTCATGTTTACATGGTGTAGTAATGGTGTTTATCTTGCTAAACGTAGGAAGTATGTAAAGGATTTTACAACTAATACTTATAGTTGGGTAGATTATGAAATGGAATCAGTTGATTCTACCGAAGCAAATACTCTAAAAGAAAAATTAATTGAATCATTCATGTTAGTTGATTCAATTGAGGAACAAGAGTTCCAAGATGAGATGAAGAGAATGTATTCTACTCAGAATACAGTATCTCGTCAGACTATTAGACTTGCTAGAGAGTTTCTATTAGATGAAACTGATTGGGTAACACTTAGTGATTGTCCTTTGAGTGCTGATGATAAAGCATTATATGCTACATATAGAACAAAACTTAGAGATATTCCTTCAACTCCTGAGTTTACTACTAATGTACAGGGTACTAAATTTCCTATCTCACCAAAATTCTATCAGAAAGTATATTTACCAGAAAATCCTGGTGTAGCATACTTATCAACTGATAATCAGTTCGTACCTTTAGCTGACCATTATTTAAATGCATTTAGAGATAAGATTGCTAATTATCTGTTACTGAAGTCCTTTACAGAAAAGGCATATTTTGATAGAATGATAACTGAATACAATAATACACAGTTTAAGCCCTCACCTGATGCATTAGTATTGACAGAAACTGAAATTGCTGATAGAAAGGCATTTTTAGAGAATATTATTTCAAAAGCACAAGAATCTATTGACAACGATAACAAATTATGATTAAACAAGGATTGCCACTAGAACAAACAGATTTGGTAGAAGCATATGCCAAGTTAAATGATTGTGCATGTTTATATTATGATCTTAGTAAATATAATAGTTTAGATGCAACTAAGAAAGCGACTGTTACAACATATTATGAAGAGTTTGTTGATGAATACGTAATGGATTGCATCAAGCAAGGGGATTATAATATAATATCATTTGATACTGAGGACGCAGCATCAGTCAATGCTGGTTCTTGGTTTCCTAAGAAATCATTGTGTCCTGATGATGATCACTTTATTAATGCATACGTGGTTAATAATAAAGGTAGCATAACATGGCAGAACGTATGATCCAGTGGTAGACACATTACAAACTGTCACACACCCCCTATACAGGGGGTTTTTTAATGCTATTATATAAATGTTGAG